GGTATAGGGTAATAGGCATTGTGCATTGTAGTAGTATATACTCTTTGATCTTTTTGGCAAGTGGCAAGAAGACCAATTCTTTAAACTGGCAAGTGTTTAATCAATAGTAATTAGCCCTTTACTTTCACGTAATCATAGGTATCATAGGTAGTAAGTAAACGAGTTTACTTAGATTCCTGGTCTTAGTTGCTAGGGTTATATAAATCATAATAAGGAAAATGTTATGAAAGAAGATAAAGTAGTGTCTCAACCTAGTGTTGAAGAAGCTCAAGCTTTAGTCGGACTCGCCGTCGCTGGTGACTCAGAACTAGAATCTGCTCTTGGTGTGCTTGCCTCTCAGGCTAAGCGCAAAGTTGGCGGTAAAGGTTCTGCGTTTCAGAAGGAAATGTCGGAGTACCTTGATCATACGGTCGAGATCTCCCAATGGCGTCTTGATAAAGCTCAGCGTCAAAGGCATCCTGAGCGTATGGCTTTTGCCGATGGTAAAACTTTACGCGAATGTGTTGAATCTACCTTCTTTTCATGGGCTGACTTAAAGTACGATCTTGTTACTATGGGCTATCTAAAAATAGTCGATGGTCCTGTGCTTAGTCATCATCACGAAGAAGGCTAGATTCTAGAGTGCGGAGGTTCTAAAGCCTCCGCTTCTCACCCCGATTGGTTCTGCGATTGTTGTGTACCAAGGGTAGACTCTGTCTCATCCTCGAGTAATTCGCTTTCTACGTCTATCACATCAGCCGAGGGCAGAATGCCAGCGGTGTTTAGACTAAGCTCTTCCATTCTGGCAATGATGTCATGTTTGCTCATGGACTCAACCTTGTTAACTGTGAGTTCCGACCTGTTAATGTAGAGACCTGCTGCTTTACCACGACTGACTTCTGCCGTAACCGCTGCTGACCAAGCACCATTCCTCATTGCCCCATCCCTTATGTCCTTCAAGTCGACCAAGTGAGTAGACAAGTTCAACCCAGCTTTCATGGCTCCCATCTCCTGGAGTTGTTGAATTCGGTCCAGTACTCTTGGGTTATTGTTACTGGCAAGCATAGACCCAGCCCTTGTTGCGTTTTTCTCCGAATAACCTGCTGCTTTGGCAGCTTCGGTTTTATTCATACCCTTAGCAACGTTCTGTGCGAACTTCTCTTGTTGAGGGGTCATAGTTCCTGATCCTTTTGTTCTAGCCATCTGTATCTTTTCTCCTGTTTTCTTGTCTGACAAGCAAAACCTAGTTCAATACCAGTTATCTATTATATAAGCACCACTGTTCTAAAGTAAACCTTCTAAATTACTACACACGTCATCAATGTGTATATTTACCAATTATTTACTTAGTTATTATCTACAAATCACCAATATTCGGGTAATAAGACTACTCAATATAATCACAGCTCTATGTACTACAACAAACAGTACTAAATACTATTGGGCTATTGGCTAACTTGTCCCTTTTTTACATTTTTATTTTTTCTTTTACGCAACCCTATATACCAATAGCCCAAACCCCTTAACTAATCAACGCATATTCGCGACCTCCAGCGATAGTGATCACTAACTATATATTGAGTGCTCTCTCAAATCATCAAGTAAGTAAGTACTTACTTACTTAGTAAAGAGGTTACAACTCCTTTACAATTGCTACCCAATCACGTAATCGTAGGTATAATAGTAAAGTAGGTAGAATAAATACCTACATTGTTTAACTAAAAGGAAAATCTATGAACGAAGATATGAAAGATGTTGTCAAAAAGCTTAAAGCTAATGACAATAGATTAACTGGCGAAGATGGGGGTGTAGCGTTAATGGCATTACAAGAATTAGCCGTCTCAATGGAACTCAACGAAAAACGTATACTCTACACCGACGTTGGGTTGGTTAATTATGGTATGGGGCAATTATGTAAACTTGTGATTCAAGGCTATGTCTGGGGTGATTACAAATTTGTAGTCCAGGAATCAATTGAAAAAGACCCTCACTCGGGTGGTACAATTTATTACGCTACGGTTGATCTATACAATAACGGTGACCCAAGATGAGTAAATGGAAAGACGGGTGGGAAATAATACCTAAAGAAAATGCCACGGAAAACATAAAAGAAGTAATCTCTAAAGGTAAGGAACAAGACAGAGTGGTGGATATCATGGAAGATCTACTTATGGATTGTCATACCGAACTTAGTTGGTACTTTAGTGAAGTTCACGGTTATCGCAGTGACCAAGAAGTGTACGAACACATCCCAGATAATATGGAAACTGTGTACAGTTCTGTATACCTCAATGACCTACCTGATAGTGGTTATAATATTATTCAGATGGGCTATGGTGAGGTGTACGCTGGTGAGTCGTTTAATCAACGGGACATATTCATATGTTTATCAATGAACGGTTCCTCTTTAGCTAGTGCCCTTAGTGAATATTATAAGTTTACTGTCCCAGTAATTGATCGTTACTCATTATTTGGTATCAAGAACTTGGTAGACGCTATGAACGGTCACCTTACAACTGCTACTTAAAACCTTTAGAGTCACGTAGTCACTAGTATAATAGTAGTATAGGTTCTAAAACCTATTTGTTTAATAAACGGAGAATGTTATGAACAGTAAAAAAGCCAAGTTGTTGAGGAAATCCCTCAAGCAAGGTGGAGTGGACTGGCGTGACTCGCAACCTTCCCAACGTGAGGTAGAACTTGCGGACGGAAGTAAAAAGCGTCACCCAACCATATTTCAAAACCCTAAGAGCGGTAGGTTTGCTTACCGAGCCCTTAAGAAAACAGTAGGTACTACCTAATGGCTGGTTGGCGTGATGCTACCAGAGGTTGGTCGATACATACTGGCGGAGAACTCCCAGGGTATGCCAAAGAGGCTAGGTACAGTTGGAAACTACTGCACTCAGATGATGATATGATTCTTTATCGATGGGGTAAGTACCTGATCATAAAGAGACAAGATACCAGTGAAATGGTTTTAATGATGATGCAAGGAAAAGGATAAAAAGATGACTAAAGTAATATATGCCAAGTACCCAGGCAAATGTAGGGTATGCGGAGGTAAAACTCAACGCAATGAAGAGGTGGTCTGGCACTCAGGCGGTCAAGGTGTGGTGCACATGAAGTGTCATCACTTCAACCCGAGATCTGATAACGCTGAGTTCAATAAAGGCGTAGCAGAAGTAGAGCAATGGCGAGAAGAAAAAGCTCTATTTGGTACAGAGTACGCAGAACAACTAGCCATGGAACGAGAGTTCAATGAGTATTAGCAACGTAGTTAAACTCCCTTCACCTTGGACTTTTACCCTTATCACAGGAGATGGGGGTATGCCACTACAGAATATTGGCAAAGGTACGCTTGCTGAAGGGGATGCGTTAGTTAGGGAGCTAGATAGACAGTTTGGAGAGTACGAAGGGCATTACACTAATGCTAACTTTTTCAAACTGCCCCACCCTTACGACAAAATCCCTGTGACAGTTTATGAGGGCGGTGACATAATGGCAACTCGGGGTGAAGAAACACTGTACGATGGTACTTACTACAATGGAGATGAAGACCGTTTTGAAGTAGAAATACCAGAGGGTGGTATAGTAATTGAAGGAAGATGGATAATATGAAAATATGTGAAAAGTGCTACGACAGTGGTTATATAGTTGACATGCGTAGAGATAACGAACAGGAGATTTGGTTATGGTCTAATAAAAGACCATGCCCTCACTGTAAAATAGCTAAACAACTGTAACTATAAGGCTTTAGAGTCACGTAGTCATAGCTATACTAGGTATAAGCTAAGTGAAAACTAGCGACGATTGTTTAATAAATGGAGACTAACATGGAAAAAGTTAAAATCATACAAGACTGGGACCTCGTCGAGAGGTTGTTACAAGAAATAGAAGATGGTAAAACTATTCCCGAAACACAGGAGATAGCTGATGAAGTGGTTCGAAGTAACGGGTGATGAACCTCATTACCTTGAGATGGTCAAGCATCTAGGAAGTAAAAAACTTTTTGTCACAGGCTATAGCGAACTGAGTGAGAACAACGTTCAGCCAGACCATGACTACTGTGAGGCTATGGAAGAATGGGAGTTTGACCTCTATGCTAACGGTGTTGAAGAAGAGATTTTAACTATCTTCGCACCAAGCACCAACGTACCTGATGAGCTACTAATCGTAACAGATGAAGATGGTGAGAAGGTACTTAGGTTTCGGTGCAAGGGTCGCGCCCCTTACTTTGTAAAAACTATATGAGTAACTAAAGACCTGACCTGAAAGTTAGGTTAACTCTCCTCCCCACTTGGCGACACACGGGGACAGCGTGGGTACTGTTCATTTGAGAGTGCCCATTAAAAATCATCACGTCACCGTATTCTAATATGTACCTTTTAGTAGTGTAGGGTCCAAGTTGGCTTGAATGAGGAGTTTTGCTAGTGTTGGTTTCTTTTTTGATTTCTTTATCATACTCTCTCCATTCTAATAGTCGAGTAGCTCCAAAAGAAATAGAAACAACTAAGTCATCTAGCGTAGGCACCGTGTCAGAGTGGTGAGGTATACTGTCATGACCTGATGGGTAATCAGCTGCCAAACAAAAGGTAAAATCAACCTCTCTGTCTATCCAATCTGAGACTAACTCTTCAGCTTTTAATTTAATGTTCAACATCTTATCAGTCCACGGTTTAGGCTCGTACAGTTTACCAGCGTATTCAAAATTAGACTCACCAAACGCTTGCGTCGATCTGCCCGTGATTGTCTTACCGTCGTACTCCCTTTCTACAGGGGTATCCCACTCCTCATCGTCAAGGTGTTTATAGGTGTACTGTACAAAATGTCCTTTTATGTATCTAAGCATTACCTGTACTCCCAAAGCCACCTTCACCACGTTTTGTTCTTACTGACCAATCATCTACTTCTGTAAACTGTGCGTGAAACACTGGCATAAACACCAACTGTGCGATACGGTCGCCCTCTGTGACCATGAATTTTTCTTCTCCATGGTTTTTGAGGTGCACCATTAGCTCCCCTTGGTAGTCAGAGTCAATAAGCCCCACCACGTTTGCGAGCAGTATACCTTTCACACCTAATCCTGATCTAGGGACAATTAATCCGCAAATCGTAGGGTCTTTAATGTATATTCCATACCCCATAGAAAATTGTATCGTTTCTCCAGGATATATCGAACCGTTGTAACACGCTCGTAAATCCAACCCTGCAGATCCTTGGGTAGCGTACTCGGGTTCTTTAGCACGCACGTCAAAGAACTGTATTTCTACTTTTGCTCTCATTTTAACTCCACAGGTTCTAAATCACGTATTGCGAAGTAATGGTTTGAGCTTAAATCAGATAGCAACTGTTCTTTAGCCATCTTTTCATAGTCTAACCGCTCGTCTATCGGAAAGGGGGCAAAAAACTCAACCACTATCGTGGATTCAGCATGTAAGCCTGCACTTTTCTCGTAAAACGTACATCTAAAAAGTCTTTTCTTACTGCCCTTCCTTTTAATAGGGGGAGGCTGTACTTCTCTCATCAGCTCCTCTATTATTTCATCATCATTCATCATCTTCTGGTCTCCACTCTTCAGTTACTTCATAGGTGGTAGAGCATTTTTCGGTGGCTTCTTCCCACTGGTCTTGTTCCATTGCCTGCTCTTCTGCTGCTACATAATCTTCAGGAGGGGACTGTACATAACACTCCTCAACTCTGACAGTTTTCTTAACAACTTTCCATTCTATTAATTTATCCATTGAAAGTCTCCGTCCATTTTCTAAACACCTCTTTAGCAACAGGCTTTGGTATTCCCCAGTTGTTAGCCATGTAGGTCGGTGCACCAAACATATTGATCTCACCGCTTAATCGCAGTTCATCTAGTTTTTTAAACATTTGTTCTTCATTCATTATTTTCTTCCTATATCTTTTACTTGGCTTTTCGGTATTACCTGATAGCCTCCTTTATTGTACGCCACCGCCACCGTGTAGCTATCACTGATTTCTTTTTTATAAGAGTCATCTGTACCGCTACTAATTTTATGCGACGCTAGGTTAAATGAGGGGTATTTGAGCCTATGCTCGTTAGCTTCCACTAACGCACGACAGGGTTTAGGGGCTACCCTACCCCTGACGCTTCTTCTAGGCTTAGAACTCCTCTTTAACCTTTTACATTTGCGCTTTCTACCCGTGTAATCGTGCGCAATTGAACCATAAATAATACTACCCATCGGATGCAATCAACTCTCTTTGTTTTATGACAACTTCCAGGATAGCAGTTTCTGAAAACTCTACAGCACTGTAGACTTTGTCTACAGTTTCTTTATTGTAGAGATCATCAGGGTGTGCTTCATCAGCCCATGCTCTGATGCCACCAAGGACACCAGCAACACGCACTAACTTTTCTACGTCCAGTTTAGGAATCGTAGCCATAGTCATTTAGTTTGAACACCCTTTTACCAGGAGTACGCATCGCGTACTGGTTAGCTAATTGAATAAGCTCTGGGATAGCCTGATGTACTTGGCTAAGTTGCTCATCGTCCATGGGACATAAAGCCTCGTGGCATTTTTCAATAGCGTAGGATACATCCCACGCATTATCACTCATTACACCCACATTTACGATGTGCTCCTTCAAACTTACAACTAATTCTGTCGAATCTGACATATTATTCTCCATTAAATTAAACAAATAGAGTTTTACCCCTATACTTATATGATACGCCTGATAAAATGAATGTAAAGGGGTAAAGCGTGACTTGTTATTTCAGATCAGGGTCTTGCACCACGTAATTACGGTCGGGACCATAAAGCAGTTCCTTAGCACCTGTCATTATTTGCCAAGTGTCCTCTGTGAAAGAGTTTCTTGGTAAATTTTCAAAATGTTCAATGATTTCTTCTAATTTATCAATGTATTCTTTATTACTGTTTTCTTCAGCCATCGTCTTCCTCCCATACGGTGTAGTTTTGTTGTTCTCGTTCTAATTTAGCCATTTTATCTTCAATAGTGGCATACTGTTTATGCTCCGTGCCTGTTGGGTTAGGGTTCACTCTTTTATAATTGAGTTCTTTTGGTCTGAAATGTTTGTACCCAACATTAATCCCTTCAGCAATTCGGTCTCGGTATGTTTCAGTGTTGTGTAACCTAGTCCCGTCTGAGTAGGTAGCTAGAGGAAGATCTTCTAGACAACTCAAGATATAATACGTGTCTTCGGTTATTCTAGGAATGTCACCTTTATCATTGTCTAACACCCATTGGACTGATGGAGACAGTTTTTGTTCGTCGTAACAACATCCACTTTCATGTACTCCCACAGTTCCAGACATGTACCCGACTGGGTTTTTGTTATTTGCTAGAGCTCTTTGTTTATAACACTCGTCACTGCAATATTGTTTTCTTCCGTTTGGAACTAGATAAAATTCCTCGTCACACCAAACACAATTTCTAGTCTTCTCTTCCATAATCATCTGCATATCTGATGATATCTTCCTCTGATAGCGTTTTGCCGTGTCCACCCCACCAAGTCTCTAAAACCTCTAAGTTCTTGTTTGTACTGATATTTAATAATCGATGTACGAAACCTTGCGGAACCATAGCCCTTGATCTTTCGCTAAGAAACGACTGTGATGCACTGTCTGCGTCTGGTCCAAGAGTTAAAAGCCCTTCCCCTTCTAAAACCACCCATTCTTCATCGCGGTGTTCGTGTTTCTGTAAACTAAATTGTTTTGCTGGGTGCAGTGTGAGTTTTTTCACAACGTAATCTTCTTTTTCAATAAGAACTTCGTAACTTCCCCATGGTTTTTCTATTTTCATGCTAAAACAACAGGTCTCCTAACCAATAACTAAGGACTACAAATCCCATAACAAAGTAAAACATATAAAAGATCACTGATAGTATGGCTTTTAACATCCTTGTTCCTTATTTTACACTTGTTAATACTAACTCATCTTCTGGTAGTTCTAGGGTGCCTTGTCCTCCGTCTACTTCCATCATGGGTAGACTGTCAAATAAAGACTTTTCAAAATCAATACATAACTTGCCCGAGGGGGTTATGATATACGCACGTGCGTGTGCTTCACAGGGTACTCCTTGTTTATGTCTATGTATCATGTACATCTCTACTGGGAATAATACCGTGTCTTCTTTTTCCAAACCACAATGCTCTTTAGTAATGTCGTCTGGGTCCATTTGTCTGTTGTACTCATTTTTCATGCTTTGCCATGCAGCAAGCTTGAGTTGTGGGTAACTTAAACATTTATATCCTTTCATTTAATACTCCGTTCATATAAGTTTTATACTTATATAAATAGTATACGCCTGAAGTAAGCTGTGTAAAGGGGTTTAAGGTGATTAAGTAGGAATTGCGGTTTTAAGCCAGAAAACTAGAAGATATCTGTCACCTTCATCTACTGCTAACCCACGATGCAGGTGAGTGAAGCTAGGGAAAATCAAAGCGTGACCACTAGGCAAAGGTTCAATGGTGCCTCTGCCCATAAATTGTGTTCCCCCACCCTTATAGCCGTTGGTGTTTAAGGGAACTACAACACTTATGTCAGATGTCTGGTCATGGTGCCATGCCCCTTGTTGTTTGTCTTTTAAATTGTAGTTAGCTATTTGAATACTGTAGGCTGTTTCTATGTAGCGTTGCCACAAAACCATAAAGACAGGGTTCATAACAGAGTAAACCACACTCATCATAGACAAGAAAATATCAGGGGCGTACTCTTCTAGAACTATTTCAGGGATCTGTCGTAGTTCATCCTCGTCTTCATTAGGCGTGAAGTCAAAATACAGTTTCATGTTCTCTACCTCATTGAGTAGCATCTCACAAAACTCAGGTTTAAACAGGGGGATGGTGTATGTTTCTTGAAGAGGCTCGTCAATTAAATCCCACACGGGACTTTGTGAAAACACCTCACCATCGTCTGTTCCGTTAGACTTACCAAAAGCAAGTATGTCAGGAAGAGTTCCCTTCGTCGCCTTTGCCGTTTCCTCGTTTATCATCCACTCTGACCTTACCGCCAGAGGGAAGTTTTTTACCAGATAATTGTTCATATCTTTTTTCCCAAACATTGTTAACTAAATTAGAACTTGCCTGTGTCTTTTCACCACCTAACCCAAAGAGTAACCCAACACCGTATTGTTGGCATACCGTAAACTCTGGGACATCTTCTCTTGATTTTCTGTCACCACCGTTAGCGAATATGCTTATTTTATTAGACAGATCTTCAAACAAACTACGCAGTGTTTCAATTACCGTTTCATCTTTATCAATAGATGCAACTACTCGGTCAACTGCTTTTAGATTAGCTATGACTTCCATGCGTTCTTCAAAAGGCATGAAGACATAACCTTTCTTTTCTTCTAGAAAATCATCACTGTTTATTATCACTATCAACTCACCACCCATAGGGTTAGCCAAACTTTTGGCTTCATTAAACATACGGATATGTCCTATGTGTATTGGGTCAAACCCACCGCTCACCACAACACTACTCATCTACCCTGTCCTCTGTATTTTTTAAAACTTTTGCGTTTAGATTTGTTCATCGTCGATGTTCCAGGATTCCTACCAATAGAAGTTTTCTTTTGTACTCTATTGACACCTGGAAGTTTAAATACTTGTTTTGCCATTCATACTGCTCCAAAAAAGGGGAGTTTTTACACTCCCCTGTGTTATTAGATTAATTCAATGTAACCTTGCTTAACATCGTAAGCAATATCACGTGGACCGAGGTTCTCAATCTTTTTATCAAGGACAGTTTGCACTTTAGGTTTTCCTTTGTAGTGCTCTACCCTGTTTAAGATGATACCTGACTGAACTTTTTCAACCCGTTTTTGGACGATGCTGATTTTTTTCGTTGTGTCAAGTTTACTTCGGGTTTTTTTAGCAGTGGTTGGTGGTGCAGTTACCTTTGCTTTTACAGTTTCAGGTAATTTAGCAGGAACGTAGTCCTCTGCTTTTTCACTTAAGAGGGTAAAAAGACGTTGAGCAGCAGTCTGCTTATCTTTAAACTTCTTAACTGGTTTATCGGCATACTTATTATAAAGCTGTACGATAAACGCTGTTTGCCATTTTGACATACCACCTGCATTAATTGCATATTGTATGCCTGCGGGCATTTTGGATATATCATCCGTTTTGACGGCAGTGCCGTCGGATAGTATGCCTATCGCATACTCATGATTTGGGTCTTGTTTTGACATTTGTCTCTCCTATATTTGTCAGTGAACTTACTCTAACTCATTTATTTATTAAAGTAAAGTGATTAGTGGTATTTTGTAGTAATGCCACGAAATTTATTAAAACCATCACTGAGTGCTTGTTCCATCACTTCCTGTAACTCTTCATCTGTTAGTAATAACGGGTCATTTGCGTCTGTTGGCGTAATTGCCATGTAGACTGCAGCCCATAAAAAACCAGAGATGAGGAGGCTGGGGTGGTATCCCCCATCCTCCACAAGTTTCTCAGCAAAAGCAGTTAGTTTCTGCGCAACATCCATTGTCGCTTCTTCCATTTCCAGAAGCGTATGTATTGCTATCTCAAAATCATCATGCTGTTTTGGCATACTCTATCGCTTTATCTAGTGCTCGTTCTTTTAGTTTACTACGAGAACCGAACCAAGCGTTATGAATTGCTGAGTCTCTATCGTATCCCCACTTGTGGTCTACTATAAAAGTGACAGCATTGTATGCACCCCACCATGTACCTTTTGAAGATAACAAGTTAGCTCCAGGTTGTTGCTCTAAAGCTTCATAGACCATGCTAGGTGTTTTCTTAAACTCATCTACCATAGTTTGACGCCTTGCAATTTTCCTAACATCCGACTCTCCCTCAAGCTTTATCTGCTCAGTAAGAAGGGTTGGTTGAAGAAGGTCTGCTATGAAAGTAACAACGTCATCCTTTTTGTACTTTTTAGTAGTCAAAAATTCAGCCTGTTCTTTATACTCTTTCATTTTACTTGAAGCAAGACCTAGTGCTAGTTCCGCAGAGGAAATGATTTCCTCGTCAAAGGCTCTGATATGAGGCATTTTAAAAACCCCTCTCTGACCTTTCTGACTCATAGCCATGCTTAAAGTGTTATTGCAAACTACACGAATCGGTGTGAATCTAATTTCATTAGACTTACCCCATTGGTGTGATACTGCAACTAACATGTAACCCTCTACCCTGTCGTCACCTGGAAGTACGAAACCATCATTGATTTTCGCTAACCCCCAGACTTGTTTACCGTCTTTCAAAGAACCAGCAGTATGCATTTGCATGTCACCTGCATCAGTGAACTTTTTAAAGAAAGTGAACGCGTCACGGTTTTGGGTCGGAATGAAGTCAGGTCCGCAAGGTCCAAAAGCCTTTTGATCATTATCACGTACAAGTACATGAAAACCATCAACAGGCATGAACTCAGGGTCTGACTCGTTATACTCTGGAGTGGTGTGTGTAAACATGTGTCGTTTACTAACTGTCCAATCCAATCCAGCTGCCACCAGCATTTCATCAGGTGTCAAGTTTTCTTCAACTTGAACTCCTAATCCGTGCCAAGGGACTTCTCCAGCATAAGCCATGGTCTCTACCATATGTGCCATATGTTTTCTCCTATCATTATTAATGTTAAATATCTCACCTATATAAGTAACTACCTATTAGGTGAGGTAAGCATATAGCTGACTAAACGATTGTAAAGGGTTATGTTAAGAATGGGTAGTGAATTGCGAACATTTGTTTAAATAAAAAATGGG